TTAATATAATCCATATTCCCTACAGCTAATTTCTGTGTAGCGGAAACCCAACCATAAAAATACATATCATCTGGTGGGCAAAAAACAAAATCTTTTAAAATAGATGCTTTTGTCAGGATTGTTTTGCCGTGACCTCTAGGCAGGATTATAGCAGATTGTTTAACGCTTAAATCGTCAATTATATCTGCTACTTCATAATGGAAAGGAGGTGTTTCGCTCCTTAAATAATCGTCTGGTAAAAATAGCTTACCAAAAGCTATTATATCATTCTTCGCTAGGAGGAGTGCTTCCTCCGCTTGGTTCAGATTGTTCTCCAGAATGTTCACTTGCGGCAGCGGTTTTGGCTGCTTCGTTTCTTTTTTCTTGTTCTTCATTTAAATGTGTTTGAAATTCATCTCCATCACCCTTCCAACTAATATACTCCCTAAGGGCATATTCAATTGAATAAGTCTTTTGAAAACATGAATGTAGACCATCTTCAAGATTAACGATAGCCTCTACCATTACTTTTTTCGTTGGTTGTTTTGCTGGATTTTTCTTTTTTGCCATTGTCATATCGCTCCCTGCTTGTTGACTTTGTTCAAATACCTTGTTAAAATTTACACCAAATTCAGTATTATTAGTTTCTTCATACATTTAATTCTCCCAACAGTGGATGCCTTCTTTTGAAAACTCCATAGTAACCCAACCTGTTCTTATCATGGGATAAAATGAATATCGTGCATAATCTGCGTATCTAAGAAATGAACCACCTCTTATATACCATCTTCTTTTCATCTCTTCTGTATTATCATCTCCTATAATTAAACTATCCATAGGCTTAACATATAATTGATGATTATGACCTAAGAAGAATACATCTCCCTGACTATAAACAGCAGCCATCTTATCTAATTCTAAATCACCATTCTTTCCACCAGACTTACCATGACCAGAAACAAGGTTATAAGAACTACCACCTACGTTAATCCTTGTATAGCCCGGCATCCTGTAATATGGAACACCCAATTCTTTTGCCAATACTTTACATACATCAAAATCTAGGATATTAAAAGAACGTATATAATCATGGTTGCCGCCCCTAATGAATAAGCACTTATCTTTTATGGTTTCTACTAATCTTACAAACTCTAAATATTGTTCTTCTGGGGGGATATCCTGACCTCTTTGATTAATTTTATAATGAGGTGGAATTAACTCTAATAAATCACCATTGCCAAACCATCTAGCGTCATCGTCCTCTTCTATGACCTTAATGGCTTCTTCAAATTTCTTAAAATCATGCTCGACTGCTCCTACATGAATATCAGTAAGACCATGTATCCTTACCCTTTTTCCACCATCTATTTCTAATATATCCCCAGGCTCGACAGACTTTAATTCGTGTAAAACATTAACATTAATCTGTATAGAAAAATATCTATGACAATCTGCACATCTAAATTCCTGAGTCCTATTCCCAGATACCAGTATTTTTGTGCCATTTTTCTTTGTACGTAATGAATTACACTTAGGGCATCTCAACAGGCACCTCCGTATTATCTGCAAGAGAAGGACGACTAGCCGCTTCTAACTGGTCTTGACTAAACCCTTGAAATAATCCCACAACACCTGTTTCAATTTTCTTTGTTCCCCCCAACGTACCGATTGCTTTGCCTAATTCTTTTACTGCTTGTAATTGTATGTTATCATCACCAGAGTTTTCAGCTAAACACTTTAATGACCTTAGTATATATCTATGGTCTACTCCTAATTCTTTAGCTACTTCTAATGCGCTTGCTTCTATTTCTTGCATGATTCTCCTCTGCTTTAATAATATTGCTGCCTTCTTAGTCGCCTTCCCTTCGTCCTTTTCGTTAAAAGACCTCATATACGATTTAACAGCAGATGTTCCCGTGACTAAATGAGTTGCGAATTCCTTTTCTTTATGTGTTGCTTTCTTTCTCTTATAAACACGGCTATTTGTATTCTTTATTTTAGTGGAGAATGTGTAGCGATTAGGATGCTTATCAAAATCAGTATCCATGATAGCCTTATCAGAAACAAGGAATGTACCGACAACAGTTCTACACCAGCCTTTATTAAGTGTATAATTCGGTCTATCATTTGGATGTGTAATATTGTGAGAAACTTTTAATAATTGAATTACTCCTTTGTCATCTGCGACAACCCAGTCGCCTTCTTCGCCTTCTCTCCAATTCTTTTTAGGGACAGGTGCTTTGTTCCCAAAATGGGAATAATATTCATTTAGGTCAGAAAAAACGAGATGCTTTATCCCCTTAATCTTTTTATGCTTCATTCGGGTATAGGTTTGGTTCCCGGGAAAACATCTGCTTGAGCGGCTAAACTGTCAATTAAGTCTGATATGGGTTTTGGAATATAATAAACAATACCATCAACTTCTATAGCCACATCTCGTTCAGCTGCATTACTAAGAACCCTCTCCATTGTTTCAACGTCAGTATGACTTAGAGGTTCTATAATTGTATCTGTGTCATTTCTTTTTGGCATTTCCCTGTCTCTTGGATTTCGCTTTCATACGTTTCTCCACTTCAGCAGAAATTGCCCTTTCTAATTCACGCTCTGAGTCTCTTGCTTCAAGCTCCCTACGAACTTGTTCTTGACGAGCAACTCCCGTTAGGGCTGCTCCCCTATCTAAATCTTTTGTTGTCATTACACCTTTAGCCATTTTTATACCTTTTAAGTTGTCTCTCCCAGTTCCTCGAATTAATATACACTAAAATTACAACTGTTGCCAATGCTATTTCAACCATATCCTTTCCTTTTTAATTTAGTGGGATACGCTGCTATAAAAACAGTTAACCACCACCCATTACCATTCTCTTTAAATAACTGATTCCTATCTGCTATATACGTAGAGTCTTCTAACATCTCATCAAGATTCTCAGGATATGGGAATACTCTGTTTTGTTGTCTCCACGGCACATTAGTTTTTAATTCCTTTTTGGGATAGTATCCACCTCTGCCGTTACCTTGACCTCCCCAGGATTTTTTTGTCTCTGTTTTCATATACTCATTATTTTAATATGTTATTAGTAAATCCCCCCCATGACCACCCTCGAAGGTAAGGGTTGTGTCAATCAAATGCAACAAATATAATGCCCATGTTATATTGAAGAAAAATTAAGCCCAATGATATGCACCCATATTCATCACGGGTTTCCACAAATCGGATTATTCAAATCCAATTTTTGGTTAGAATTGTGGCAGGTCAGGTTATCCTCTGAATCAGCGTGATGGCTATGTATCAAACATCCTTGTGGTGTACAGTAGCTTGACCCTCCCAATGTATTTGTTTCATCAACCCTTAACTAAAGGAATGCTTTATGAGCGCTATGGCAGACTATCGTATCCTCGAAGTCTTTATGTTAATTGACAACAAACCAGTACCAGTAACATTACGTGTAGGTAATCCTATCTATGAACTTAGTGATGGTACAGAAGTACACGCGGTTTGTTTTCAGCGGGCTAACGGTACACTTGGCAAGACTACCCTTTGGACACCAGAGTACATTGAACAGTTAGAGACAGTCTCTTCTGATTATGTAGAAACGGTGAAACTTGCGGATAGCGATGTTAAAGGTGCAACTTCTGATTCTCTTCCTATTGAATCGGAACCACCCTCTGAACCAATTGCTGAGACTTCAACAGGTTAACATTACTTGTTATCGATGGATTCAAGGCTTGAGACGACACTATCACATTTAAACGTCGTCTTGAGCCAAATCCACATTTATTTGGTTTAAAACTTGTGTGCTTCGCACCCTTATCTATTTAACTACATTCATTCATTCTATAATAGTATAATTTTAATCATAACATGGGCTAACACATGAAACACAGATGGTTCTTTCCAATACTACGGCATTACGGCTTTAGACATTGGTATCATCACACAGATAATGGTCAAATATTTACATTATGGCTATTGTTTGCGTCAATTGGAGTTATTATAATGCTCCTTCTCAAGTTAATGATATTATGACTTGGCAGTAGTGCCTATAACAGGTTTTACAAGCTTTTCCCTAACATAAATAAAAGCTTCTTTTAGTATTGTATTCTATACCATGTCAACTAGGTAGCATCCATTCTTTTCAAGATTGATTGTAAGTCTACCTCTTTAAGTCTAAGTCGATGGACTATAAATACAATGCGTTCCAGAGTTAGAAGGTTCACTTGTCCATGCAAATTGGAACAAGACCGATACATTAGTAATACCATGGATTTGCTTAACAAGCAGGCATGGTGTTACAGGGGTTATCAAATACTTGTGAGTAGGCAGATGTCGAATCGAGTAAAGCATGAAGTAGCGCACTTCTTAGTGACTTTGAAAGTCAGCGTAATCCCTCTTAAATTTTTTCTTCCAGAGTATAATAAATACTCAACAATATTTGATGCAGTGTATAGTCTTTGCTTCTAGAGTAAAGGATATATGCGTTGTAATTCACTAGGATAATATCTACTCTCAACCGAGGCGGGTACTAGTGGTAGGGAACTGGTGAGCCAAAAGCACCAGATAGACTAAAAAGGGGCTAATGTTCTGTCTATGGTGTAATGCCTGACCTATACGTGTGAAACTCTAAAAGACGAAGTCTTGGTGAGATGGTATACAGATACGGGGAGTGTAGTCCTCAATCGTATCAATGGTTTAAATCCTGAGAGCTTAAGCTGATGTGAATCGGTATAGTTTTGAATGATGATAGGTCTAACCCACCCAAGTCATAGGATGTAGAGTAATCTTAGCGACCTGTATAAACATGACCTGAAAGGGCATAAAACCAAACTACTTCACATTGCAATGGTAAGAGGTACGGCTTAAGTCTAACTCCTCAGCGACAATCTTGCTTACTGCATCGAATTTCTTTAATCACTAATAAGGAGTATGTCTTCATACATTTTATTAAAAGACACCTTGCGTGTCGCAAACTCGAATACTTACTTCGAGAAATAGTGTTCTGCAACCAATGTTGCACGGGTGGTATTAACCTACCTTTACAGGAATTATGTCGCAAAACTCTTGATAATATCAAGAAAGATGTAGACCATATGGACTGGCGGAGTCAACTTGATGACGATGGTTGGGATAACTACTTTGATGAAGGACACGAACAACGGGATGAATGGTAGGTACATTCTATCTTCATCCCATAACTAAAGGAGTACACTATGGCAGACATAATGTATTGGTTAGTAGTAATAGCAGTAGCCATCATTCATATGATGTTTGGTGCATTTGTATATCATCTTATGTTTATTGAGAAGATAGCTTGGTTTTGGGATGATAAAGACGATGATGTTGACCACTCAATAGATGCACAACACTTGACAGATATTATAATGCACATTGACCAACACACAGAGATAGATGAAGAGTTCTTTAAGGCTTTCACTATTGAAGTATTCGAAGATTTTGGATGGGATTACTTTGGTATGAAAGATTTAGAACACCAAGTTAACAATATGGACGTTGACAACAGAGATATAGTTGAACCCAAGTGGAATCTACCGATATGACAGAATCTTGGATAGTCATATTTCTTTGTGTAGTAGCAATAGCAATTTTTAACCATTACCAAATGAAGAGATAGACATGAACAACGATATAATGAATGAAATTACCCTTTTGATGTATGCAATTTGTTTGTGTCTATTCATTTGGGTGATGTTTGAATGGATGGCAGTATTAACATCATTAACGATGTAATAAATAATAGTAATAGGAGGTACCACATACCATGAGCAAACTACTTAATAAAAGTGATAAAGTGACACTTATGGCAATATCACTTGAGTTCGCAAGGTTAATTGCACAGCTTTCATGCCGTGTATCAAACAATACCCCTTTCATAGAGGATGAAGAGGAAGCCACGCAAGCTAACTGTGTTAATCTACAGGCAGTTATGGCGTTGATTCTTGATGTTCAACCCAATGAATTGGCGGAGGCGTTTAAATTAACACGCTCTGGGCAGGATTTGAAAAACAGAGTTATTGACGAACTTATGACCCGGATTCAGGCTACGGCTTGACCTGCCCAAGTGTGCTAGAAGTAGTACACACTGATAGGGGGAATTCAGACTAATCTCATCCCCCATCTTTTTGACCAGATAAGGTCGGTAAATAATCAAAATTTCATATAAGGAGACACATCATGTCTTATGACACTATGTATCCTAAAACACGACCTATAGAAGATAAGATAAAGCTTCTATTGGTTATGAAGGGATACACAAAAACCGATATTCACTTTAGAGGTGACTTAGATTCAACAAAAGACAATCGCTACATAAGAAATGGATATTGGGGACATATAGATAAAAATGATATCGAATATGTTTCAAAAATATGCAAAATAACAATAAATGAATTCAGTTTCTTCGATGAAGATTGTGGATGGAAATATTGTTATGACATACTATCTTAATACAAGGAGGCTAGAAATGGCTGACAAGATGAAAGAGGTGAAAACCTATAACACTACAGACTATGACAAGTTCAAGTATGTATTGTCTAATAGACCAGTAGCCGAACACCACGTCAAGGAAATTATGGCTGAAATACAGCGTAAAGACTTGACAGCAGAAAACCCTGTAAAAGTAACAAGGTCATATGAAATTATGGAAGGTCAACATACAGCTGAAGCTTGTAAAAGACTTAACATACCAGTGTATTACATATATACTAAAATGACTGACTCTGATATAGGTAAGTACAACTCTGTACAAAAATCGTGGTCTTATGACAATATTCTTAACCATTACTGTGTTAAGGGTGTTGAAGACTACAGAATCTTAGCAGGATTCAGAAGAAGGCATCCATACCCATTGTCTACAATCATAATATTGCTGTCAGGTAGAAATACCAAGAAGCTAATGACTGAATTTAGAAATGGTGAGTTTACAATAACTCAAAGACTGGATACAGTAGAAGAACTATTGAGCCAAATAGGTGAATTCAAAGAATATAATGACAAGATTTATCGTCATCGTACATTTGTATTAGCCTATATTGATGTTCTTACCCACCCCGATTTCGACCATACGACATTTATTCATAAATTGTCACTAAGTCCTAATCGTTTTGTTAAGTGCGACAGTCGTAAAGAATACTTCAGAATGATTGAAGATATTTACAACAAGCGTAATAACAACCCAATAAGACTATTTTAGGAGGTAATTATGGGATTTGATTTATATGGTCTAGCACCAGATAATCCAAATAACCTAAAAGCACCTAGCTTAGACTGGTCTCGTTCAGATATTACTGAAGACGAGAAAACTGAGTACCTTAAAGCCTCTGATGAGCATCGTAAGAATGTCAGAGGCGAGTACTTCAGAGCCAATGTTTGGTGGTGGCGACCAATTTGGAATTTTACTTGCAATGCTTGTGATAATATACTCACAAGAAACGATATGGAGAGCGGTCATTCAAATGATTACCATAAAATAAGCAAGACAAAAGCTAAAAGAATCGCTACTAGGTTAAAAAAGACTATTCAAAATGGTTCAGCACAGAAATATGAAGATGATACTAAAGCAAGGTCAAAAATTGCGAAGGTAAGAAACGATGAAATCAATGCTGCATTGAAAATAGTAGAAAACGAAGCTAAACGAGTTACAAAGAATCAAAATCTAGCACCCTGTGATTTTCCTAAGCAATATAAGGATAAATGGGATGAAATTTACGCCAAAAGGTCATGGGACAGTTCCTATCCTTTTGAAGTAAAGTTTCTGCAAGAATTCATTGAATTTTGTGAATCGTCTGGTGGATTTGAGATAGGCTGAAACTTAATGCAGGCGAGATAAACACATATCTGTCAAGGTAGTGTTGGTTGTTATCCACAATTACACCATCTCGCCTGTTGCCTTTAACCCTTAATATTATTAAATTTAGGACACATTTATGAATGAAATAGTTGACATTTATGACTGGTTTTTAAGAAGAGAGCAACAAGTTAGAGACCCCAAGTTCAAGAATTGGTTTAGGGCTTCATCTGCAGGTTCTTGCTTCAAGAAACAGTGGTTCAATATCAATGAATACGAACAATCAGAATTAGACGAAAGAGTTATGAGGCTTTTACGCTTAGGTACTATTGTTCACGCTGATATTGAAACAGCAGTCAATCAATATGTAGAACATAATAAAGATGTAAATATAATAACAGAAAGTGAAATTGAAATACCAGAATTAAAAGTGGTAGGTCATTTAGACATTGCTACCGTCACTAATAATGACGATGAAGTCTCTGTTGATATTTATGATGTTAAAACTTGTGCCTCCTATAAATGGAGAATGAAGTTCGGTAGAAACCGAGAAAAGAATCCAAGTTTTAACTATGAATTACAAGTAGGTACATATGGTCTTGGTATACAAGCATTGTACG